ATGCCCTTCAGTCGGGCACGAACTTCTTTAACCTTCTCCTCGATGTTGGGGTTACGCTTCTCCAGCCACGCCAGCGCTGCCTTCGCGTTCCGTTGTTCTTTCTCGCTACGCTCTGACTTCTTTTGCTGCTCACCAAACTCAGTCAACCCCGCAGCCAATTTATATGCAAGATCATAGTCTGACAACCATGCTTGATTGATTGGTTCTGTCGGATTGACTGTTGCGTTGTACTTATAGTTCTCGAACGCAAACCGGTAGTTCCTCAAGCTACCCTCGGAGTCGGCACGTCCTTTCAGCCCACGCTTCTCGTCATCAGGGATCAGATCCGATACTTTTTGTTTTTGTTGCCGGGCAGCAGCTTCAGTAACCGGTGGCGCGGTTACATTTTGCCTTTCATCATTGGCATTTTTCCTTTCATCTTTGGCATCGATGTTGGTACCGAGCTTGGTCGCTGCATCCCCTTGAGTCCCTTGGATACTGCCGCCGGAAACTTGAACTTCGGGGCGTTGGGGTTCGGTCCCTTGAGCGACTTCGGTGGCAGTTTGGGCTTGAACATTTTTGTTACCTCCTAGACGAGTAATAAAAGCATCGAGGGAATCCCGATGCGCCGTAGCAGTTTTGGGCAAGGCAGCATACGCTTTGCGCAATGTATTCAGTTGGTTCACAAACAATGTCTGTTTCGACGCTTTTGCAAACGCGTTATCAATGATCGTGCTGGCTTCAGTTTTTCTTCCGTTCAGTTTTGCACCAACAGCAGTGGCTGCTTCCTTGAAGCCGTTTTGCAACCCAGACAAATCGATAGGTGTGTTGCCAGTAATTTGTCCCGCCGCAGCCCGCTCTGCCTGCCGGGTGCCACGCCCGATATTCTGCAACACATCTTCCTGTTCCTGCCGGGTTGCTGCAACTTGCCTCATGACAGGTGCACCCGCATAAGGCTGAGTAGGTAATGCAGGAACGCCTAGACCGCCTGTTCTTTCCTGTTCCACCTGCGCATCCGCAACCTGCTTCAGTCGTTGCGCTTTGACCATCGCTTCGGTCATGCTCGTACGCGCCCCCGGAATAGGCAAGCTGGTAGGCACTTCCTGCGCCATCTCCAGCGGCAACGCCGCCTGCCCTGCCGGTACGCCCGGCTGGATTGACGGCGAACGCACCACCGCAGGTGCTTGTTCCTGCGCCTGCAGGAAATTATTCATGTACCCGACATACGCGTCATGCAGTGAACTCTGCGACAGTTTGCCGCCTTTCAAGTCCAGTTCGCCCTCTTTCGTACGGCGCGACTTCATGACCTCTTGCGCGAACTGCCCGAACGTCAACGCCCCATCGGGGGTATTGACCACAGCTTGCGCCAGCACTGCCTGATGCTCTGCTTCGGTACGCTGCGCCGCGACACTGGCTTGAGATGCTGCCGCATCCCCCGGCGCACGCATCTGCCCCACCGCTGCCGGTAGATCAGCCTGTGTCTGCTGATCGAAACCCGCAACATCGCGTTGCTGCAGCAGATCCTCCCACATCCCTTGGTACTGAGAAGATGTAAGCGGATCGGGAAGTACACGGGGCTGCACACCGGGAACATTCGCCAGCCCCGGCACCGCAGTTTGGTCAACCTGTGCGTTCGCCGCCGTTACTGCCTGTTGTTGCTGCAGAGCCTGCTGCACCTGTTGATCTTCCGCTGCCCCCTGCTGTTCGGCTTGCTGTGCTAGTTGTACCTGTTCCTCGTTACTCTTGACCGTCTTCTCAAGCTGGTCGAGCATCCACGTATGAGCTTCGTCAGTTCCGGCCATACCGCCCAGCACCGGCTCAATCTGCCCCGCCGCTTTACGTACTTGCTGAATTTGCTGAAGCGGACCCAACACTGGATCGGGCATCGTGGCTCGATCAATCAGCAACTTGTTACCAGACTGCTGCCGGTGCAATGCGTGAGCCGCCAGCGGCCCAAGTAGCGCTGTCATCGCCAGCGTCGGGCCTATAGCAGCTGTGGCTGCATGGTAAGGGTCTTCAGAAGCAATCCCCGCCCCCTTCTCGACCGCTGCTTCCCCGTACGCCTGCCCCATTTCCGTCGCCGTCTCGACCGAGCCGGTTTCCAACATCAGCTTGCCAAAGTCTTTCAGAAACGCTGGGTTCTTCAGCGCTTCAATCGCATTCTTTGTAGTTAACTTGCCACCAGTAAGTATTCGCCCGGCACCACCCAGAAAATGCCCAAGAACCGGCGTAGCAATCGCTTCCCCGGCACCTTCGATCAGTCCCGTCTGGATGCCAAGCTGCCGCGCTTCCTCGGGCGTCTTCTTGGCCTTGATCGCTTTGTCGTACGTCTCAGTGAACTGCGAAGCGCCAAACAGCGCAGCACCTGCCGCACCGACCACTGCAGACGTGCCAGCAACCCCTAACGCTGCAGGCAATACCGGCAGCAACGCCAGCGGTGCCAGCGACGGTACCAACATCGATGCGCCCTGCGCCACCGCCTGTGTCACTGCGTTGTGAGCATCAGGATTCTGGTCTTCTAAAAAGCGAGCGTTGTTACCCTTGGTGTAGTCTTGGATCGCTGTACCTGCATCGAACAGCATGTCACCGGATTTGCCGGGAGCTTGAAACGCTTGCCCGATCAGCTTGGGCAGTTCGTACGTTGCGCCACGCATCAGCCCCGCACCGACTTCACCCAACGCACTGCGCGGCTCCAGCAACAGATCCACCTGCGCCTTCTGTTCCGGCGTTAACGAATCATAGGTTACTTCCGGCTTTTTAGCCGAAGCAGCAGGTTTGACAGGGAGAGGCGGAAGCGGGTCGCTGTAACCCGGTATAAAACTGTCCAGCCGGGGCAGAAAATCCGCCATGGCTTACGGACCTGTCAGAGTAGGCAAGCCCTCTGCAACTCGTTTAGCTGCAGCATCTTGTAAGCGTTTTTTTGCTGCGGCCTGTTGTTCAGCAGGTGACTGTGCACTAATTTCCGTACCATCCGGTGCGTATGTATGCAGACTACCGTCCACACCCATAACCGTCTTCGCGGCACGTTCTTGCGGTTGCCAACGTTGGATCGTATTGTCCATTATTTCACGCGCTCGTGCATCCCCTTCCGGAGTACCAAGACGTGAATACTTCGCCGCTTGCGCTTGCATGTCCGCTATCCCTGCATGCGGAGCGAAAATTGCATCCTGCCCGCGTATCGCCACCTCATTTGCCGCCTTACGCTCCGCTGCGGTCATATCTTGCCCCCGGCGCATCGTCGCATCTGACTGCAGATGAGCACCATAAACCAGCCCAGCATTTTGCCGAGCAGTTAAGTCAAGCATCTGCGCGAGAGGTACTTCATTACCCGCACGCATGGCAGTCGCTTGTGCTGACGTTTGCCCCGACTGCGCATTTAACGCCGCCGTACGTTCTGCCATATCTAAATTACGAGTGTGAGCCATCCGCCGCGCTTTCCACTGATCGACAATCCCGTCCGAACTCGACAACCGATTGATTTCCGCATCGAACGGATGTGAGGTATCGAGCGTCGGTAATGCTGGTGCCTGTGCTACCGGCTCCGGAGCCAGTCGCGCCCGATCCGCCGCTGCCCGCGCCACTGCTGCGTTATAGTCCGCTTGGTTCGGTACACCCGAGCCGCCACCGCCCACCCCGGAGAACTGATTGATCCGTCCGTCCGGACCCGCCCTTGCAGTAACTTTGTCACCGTAACCGTAGTCACTGTTGAAAGTCATGCTGGGAGTAGACCGGCCACCATTCTGCATCGCGTCACGCAAACTAAAGCCACTGCCCACCGTCGCGTAATTCACTCCCTGACGTGCAGCTTCCATTCGCCCAGAGAGGGCAGCTTGATCCGCTTGTGCCACAGTAGCAGCAAGACCGGGAGCGTTGTCTGCAACAAAAGCTGGTCCCATATTGTCGGCAGGACGCATTGCCGCATCAGCCTCTAGTGTGCTACTCGGATCAACTAACCTCGCAGCAGTGACCGCGTTGTATGTAGATGCCGGTGCTCCACGTGAATACGCCTGCGCCAATCTCTGATACGTGCGCGCAGGGTTATACGCTCCAGCATATGCTCCTTGCACTTCTGCCGGAACTTCACCACCTAACACCTGCTGGTCCCATGCATTACGTTTCGGTTTGAGTGGGTTGATTGGTGCATCCGGTCCCGTCATCTTCGGAAACCCAGCAGGATTCAACCAGTTGTCGAGGTATACCATCACGGACTCCAAGTAAACCCATTACGCCCGAACGCCCAGTTCGTCGGCTGGTACATCTTCGCCCGCTGCTCCTTCGCCGCTTCCAGCATGGCCGCATCGAACCGTGCTTTGCACGCATCCGCTTTTGCGCTTGCGCCATCCCTGTCATCGTTCAAGTAACACCGCCACGCCACACCATCCAGCAAGCTCAGATGGTATTCTTCCGGTATCTCGAACGTTGCTGACAGCGCAGTCAACGCCAGCACATTCAGTGGCATTCGCGCCACCCGCAAATACAGTTTTTTCCCTGCCACTTCCGCACTCGGAGTAGGAAACACACGCAACGTCACCGACGCATTCGTAGCTAAGTCCAGCCCTTCATCCGTCGTAAACGCCAGCGGCACGCCGGGAGTGTTTACCCCTACACTGTTTATATCGAAATAATCGCTATCGACTACATTGCTTTGCGCCAGCACCGGGTGCGATGCACGTTTTAGGTCCACTGTGTTTGTGTCATAACGGGCAGACAGCACTGTGCGTACCGCTTTGTGAAGGATATATTGCGCTGTACCCTCCACCAGTGTTACCTGCGTTACCATCGTTGTAGTGCTATCCCGAAGTGTAAGCGTCTTACGTGCCCACATATTCTGGATAAAATTCATGTACCGGATGATCGATGTATCCTGCCACAAATGATCATCCGGTCCTTCCGCAAGCAAAGCTTCGTCGCGCAAAATTCCTGTGCGCAACTCATCCAAAGCTTCGCTGATCTTCACGATTACAAATCCCGTGCGATCACTCGATACGGAAACCGCAGCCGTTCACGATAACCCAGCACTTGCCGAGTTGTCGGATCCACCTGTGGTACCGCCATAACCGCATCGTTAAGTACATTAATCAGTTCGACTGGAACCTCCGCATCTTCGCCGGGACGTAACATATACGATGCACCGTTATGCCCGAAAAACTGACCGGTCGGAGGGATATTGTCATTTTCTTCCAGCCGGATACGAATCATCTTCCGTTTAGGTGTCGCTACCACCTTCGGCCCGGTACGCGGTGCAACCACTACTTCGCCTACAGCGGGAAGCAACTCCACACCGCTATCGTCCTCGTCCGTACCGAAATTACTGCCCAACGCTGCTGAACTCATGTGTCTTCCTCGATAGCTTGTTGAAAATGAGTACCCATATCCGTGTTGTCCGGTTCCAGTGTACCCAGCACTTTTGTTACAAACACCACTACCTCGTCAGAAGTGTTAAACGCATAACTTTTCCATGGATCGGTGTACACTGCTTTAGGTTTACTGTTGGCTTTCACAAGGTCAGGATCGCACACTTCGACCTCGTAGCCATTCTCCAGCTTTTCAACCCGCAGCACATCACTATCGTAACTCATCGCAGCGCACTCCATATCCATAATGCAGTTGCAGAAGCGTCAACCGCCCGCCTCTGCGCCCCCTGCACTCAACCCATCGCCATCCAATTGAACGTCTTACTGGCGACCATCAGCCCGGCAGCAACTGTAAACGAGCCACCGTTTACCGCATTTGCTGCAGGAGTGTTCACTGTGATACCTCCACTTCCCAACAACGTATTAGCACCGGCAGCAGCACTGTCAAGCGCCGTATCCGCTGCCATGCCTTCATACCACTCATCCTGAATACGGTCGGTCACATTAACCCACCGTACATACCGAGGCACAAAACCACAAACGAACGTTTGCGCCACTGCCGCAACTGCGTCAGTTACTACACGGCCCATCGCTACATTTGTGATTCCGGCTGCTTGCGACTGCGTGCTGCTGCTAATTGCCATGATACATTCCTTTCAGTTATGTCAGAGCATAGCCTCGATTACAATCCAAGGCTCTTTGTTTCGTTAGCTTATGCAGTTGCAGCGCACTCCAAACGCACAAGATATGCGTCTTGGAGAATTACGGCAGCCTGCCACGCTTTCCAGCCAACCGTACCGCGTTGCCCCAGCGGATCGCCCGCTGACGGTTTCGGATTCACGACCATAGGGGTCAGCGAGTCCTTGCCTTTCAGCGGCACTATACCGTACGCATCCCGTGCAACGTACAGTACCGGATACACGTCAGCACTGGTACCAGTGGTCGAGCGCATCAGCCCCTTCGCACCACCAGCATCCGCCCACGGCGCGAAAATCGTGGAAGTCAGGTAACGCACCCGCTCCACCGAACCGATTTCGTTTTCGTACGGTGTGGTCGTACCGTATTGCTTCGGATTGATATACCCGGCCATGCTGCGGATGTCGGTTTCCATATCCGGATGCGTCAAACCGATGAACGCCCCTTCGACCGGTTCCGTCCGGTAGTCTGGTGTTGATTTCACGACAGACGTAATCATCTTGCCGTTCTGCCGCAGAATGCTGGTCGTGATCTGCCGCTGCAATGCCAGAGTGATCGTGGTATTCACGCTCGCCCTCGCCCCACCATTGGCATAGAACACATTGGTACCTGCCTTCAGCACGTTAAACCGGATCGTCTCGATGGTCATCGCAGCCTGTTCCGCCATGATGCCCGTCGCTTCCTTCAGCACCGGATCTTCGTGCGTATCCGCAATCACATCAGTCGTGGCAACGTAATCGCCGTACTGATTCAACGTGACGGTGTAATCCTGATTCGCCAGCCGATTACCAGCAGGCGTAACACCTTCAACCAGTGGTGTCAGTGCCAGCGGTACAAAATACGGACTGGAAGCCACGCCATTGCCTGCCGCACCGGTCGCGCCCTGCAGGAAATACCGGCGGAACTTTGCCGTTCTGGTGCTGTTCTGCGGAATCGGATAAGTCTGCCCGAATTTTTCGATTACCATGTACGGCATCGCACGGGTAAGCAAATCCTTCATGACGTACGCAACGGTACGCGGTGTGATGTCGCCGTAAGTCGTAATGTTTGCCATTTTGCATTTCTCCTGTTAAGTCACCGTGACCAGTGCAGCCGGATTCAACGTTGCGGCAAAGTTCGTCGCATAGTTAACATCCGTCACACCTGCATCAGCATTGAGTTTCGTGGTCAGTACATCGAGCTTCGCGTTCAGCGCCAGAATCGCGGCCCGTAGCGCCGTCAAGTCCGTAACAATCGTACCGCGATCAGCGTTAGCCACAGCCAACGCTGCAGCAGCGCTGGTAGCTTCCAGTACCTTCTTGAGTTCGGGGTCCAGCAACGCATTTTGAATAGCTGGGGTTGTCATAGGTATGTCCTTAATTGAATTTACTTCACGTCAGCCATCAACTTGGCCCACGTCCCATCAAAATCGTTGGGATCGTCCTCAGCCGTATTAGCTGCCGTACGTTTACCTTCGACCACACCCATCGCCTTCGCCGCTTTTTTGGCTGCTTCAGAGATATCGGTCACGTTACTACCAGCCGCAAGCTTTACCGTTACCGCTGCTGGCGTAACCGTTTTGCCTGTTGCCTGTTTGAACTCGGAAATCAGGTCAACCACTTCCTGTGGCTCACCTTCTTCAATGATCTTTTCCGCGACAGCCCGGCGCATACCTTTCAGCGTCCCGGCCCACGCTACCACTTCATCGTGCAGCGCATCAGTGTAGTCAGCATGCGCTTTACGAATCTCACCAACCATCGTGGTGCTTTCGAAATTGTCAGCCGTCACCAGCGCTCGCTGTACCAGCGGATCGTACACCCGCTTGACTTCATTAAATATATGCGCAACCAGCGACGAATACTCCGCACGCCGAATCAGTCGCTCACCTTGGGAAACTCCCGGCCAGTCTTTCTGGTACTCGGCAATTGCTGCCTGCTCGTCTGCAGTGTACAGCGCTGGGGGTGTAACCACAGCAGTCACAGCAGATTGAACCGGTTCCGACTCCGCAGGTGCCGGAACTGCTTTTTGTGCTGCCAGCAACTTCTCGTATTCAGTTTTCCAGTCCGTCGCCGCAGTTGCTGCCGCAGCCGTGGCCGCCTCATCGCTTGTACCTGCCGCTGGAACCTCCATACTGCCGGTAACTGCTGCTGGAGCAGGTGTATCTGCTACTGCCGCTGCTGCTGCATCCTTCGTCGCCTGTGCTGCGGCATCCAGTGCCGGGGGCGAAGTTACCGTATCCTGCGGTTTCGCTGGAGTAGTTGAAGGCGCGACCAGTTCATCAAATGCCGACGACATCTGAGTGTACCCCGTCACATCTTCAAGCACGGCAGGTACAGCAACAGCCGGTACAGCAGATGCGGGAACACTGGTGGTGGTAGTGTTTTCAGTAGTCATAACATGGCCTTATAGTAGGTTTGATAACCCTTGTCAACTTCTGACTGGTTTCTCAGTTAGGAATTTTAGCAACCTTTGCCACGCTGCCGCCTCTCCCTGCAGCGTGGGAAACTCTTGCGGCAAACACGTTACCAGCCGCGATTTCAAATCTTCAAAGTGCACCTCCGCTAGTGTATGTATGGATTGCACCGCCGGTTCCATACGCTGGCT